AGTCAAATTTGTCAGCGCTGCTTTTACTTCTTCGACCGTTTGGATCAACGGTGCGTGCTGGATCGGTCGAAGCCTCGCTAGATCCTCGCCGGACTTCGGAACCCCCTCGCGAGAGGCAGTCCAGTCCATAGCCTGCTGCTCGTCCTTCTTCATCGTCGCCAGCCATTCTTTATCCGACTTCGGATTGTCAACGTGACCGAGTTCTCGATACGTCACGCATCCGAACTTGGTAAGCCACTGAGCAGCCCACGATCCGACCGAACCCTCCCACCGACCAGGATTCTTCCCAATGTCCACGCGAGATCCAGCGTAGATCGGAGCAACAGCCATGCGACCAGGGAAACGCAAACCAGACAGCAGCGAACTCACACCTGCAACGATCGTCGCTCCCATTGCGTGAGACTGACCAACGCACGTTCCGTACTCTTGATACTGAGGAAAAAACGTAAACGTCTTTCCGTAGAGGGACTGCATACCCATCAGAGCGTACCGGCCAAGAAAAACGTCCTTCGCAGGCTCGCGATCCATCACGTTCGGAGCCGCAGCACCGTAGACAGGAGCCACCGACTTTGCAGCAAACAACCTTTGATGCGCTCTGTCATGCTTGGCACCTTCGAGCGTTCCGTCCAGATACTTGTCCCAAATAGGCATCAGAGTTTCTCCAAAGCATCAGCAACCGCCAACAGATACTGCTTATGTGACTCGATGCTGCCGAGCTTCTTTTCCTCTCGCAGCTTTCGCATCTCTTTCAGCAGGTCGATATTGAACAGACCCCAGTTTAACCATCCAGTCCGATCGAGTCTCGATTCGACTTCGGTCTTGAGGAGGTCTGCAATTTTCGCAACGTCATCAATTTCCGATTCACCTACCGCACGCAAAGCCTCGGCATATTTCGGAACGTCAGCCTTCGGATCATCCGACGCAACATTCGAGAACCAGTTGGAAACGTTTCCAAGATCCACCTCGACCGCAGCCGGTGTAGGTTTCACTCTGTCCTTGATGAACGGCAGCACATACGGAGCGATGGTAATCGCAGCAAGCACCGCAAGACCGACCGCGTACCAGTCGATCGTGTATCCAGCCACCTTGGTCTTTGGAACGCGCCTACGACGTTTCCTCGGAGGCTTAGCAACCTCGACAAGTTCTGGTTTTGGTTTCGGCTCAGCAGGTTTGCGTTTAATCATTCCTCATCACCGTATAGCTTATCCTTGAGCTTTCCTTGGATCCAAGCGATCAACTGCTTCACGGCCCAAGAGATCAGAATCGAAAGCAAAATGCTCGCAGGATCAAACCGAGCGATCATACGAGCGTTTAGTTCCTTGATCGAATCTTCCTCGGACAGACCGAGTTCAGCCACTTGCCGTACTTCTTGCATCGCGAGCTTGCGATGACTTCGCGGTAGTCCTAACAATCGTCGTTTTCTTGGCATAATCTAAATCCGCAGCAAAAATAGCCACCAATAGAACCAAAGCGATCACGCCGCAGATCATCGGATAAAACAGTCCGAGAGTCGCAACGATACCGCTGACCCAACCTAGTGTAGACTGCAAACGTTGACGGAACAACGAACAATAATCGACGCACCGCATTTTTTTAACGACGGCGCAGTAGCACAGGACAACCAACGAAAACCTGCAAACGATAGACAGAACCGAGCGTGTTTGATCATCCATGTTCTTTGGTGAACCTTTTGAAACGTTGTTGAATCCATTTAATCCCTTGCCAACCGAGCAGACCGACAACGAATGAGCTTACCATCTCTGCGTCGTGTCGATTGATTCGATCCAGGATCTTTTCTGAAATGAATCCCTCAGCCAGCGAAAACCCAATCGGAGCACAAAAAACCGAAGCGACCCATCCACAGAACAGCCGTTTCGTCACCGATACGCCGGACTCAGGCTCAGACGTAAGCACCGCGATCAATGATCCAGCAGCACCAGCCTGTAACCTAGTCGCAATCTCAGTTGAAAAAAACAGCAGGTCCATCGATTTCTCCTCGACGGAAATGCTACTAACAAAATGCTCATGCAAGGGAATCGACCGAGGTTTACCGATTCCAAATCTTTCGAGCTTCGTCGATCGAAAGCTCAAACCTGTCTAGCTTTTTATTGACTGCGTTGTGCAGCCCAACGCCCCAAATCCAAAGAGCATGCTCACTCGAAAAATCAGGTGGGTTGTTCGCTCTGTACTCGAGATAGAACTTCCGACAGTGGCATCCGTATGCGGGGATCTGTAGCTCCCACTCGGCCAACGTCGCTTCGTCTTTGACCGTACCGTTATGCAGATCGTCCCAAGGATTTTTTTTCGGCGTGTACTGCGTACCGAGAAACGTCACCCTAACAGGGTTGACCCTCGGCTGGAAACCAACGCGTTCGATCACGAATCCTTTTAGTGTGTCTCGTGGCAACATTACGCTAGTCCGATAATTGCATTGCCGATCGGTAGACAGGTCGCTCCAACTGAATAGTTTGTCAACGCATGGTTGCATTCAAGATCGGTGATCTTTCGACCACAATCAGGACCAAGCACAGGACATTGCAAGGTAGTAACAGCTTGCGGTACGTTGCACGCGATCAAGTTGAAACCTTCCTCACAGCAATCATCCGTCGTGCAAAATCCCAATTCAGGTGGACTCGCACCACCTGAGCAATACGGTCCGACAGGAGGACTCGGAGGCTCGATCAGATAGTTTACGTCTAACGTTCCACATGCAGACAAGCCTTCGCCTTGATTAACGAAATCAACTTCGCTGAACGTAAGTGAATCCCAACCCATAGAAATCGTTTCGCAAAAATACTCTGGACATAACAACGCACCACCTGCTTGGGGTCTTGCTATGTAGTAACAACCAGGATTCACGACCTCGAACAAAAACGCATCGGTTATCGTTGAACCGGATTCCATGTATCCATCGACCATGATCCGAAAGCATTGCCACTGATCTGTTTCCTCGTCCCACTGCAAGACCTCGCTACATGGAATCAGGTTATAGCTGTTTGCTGGATCCATGAATTCGTTGAAGTACGGCGCAGCAGGCAGGCAGTTTGATCCGACCATCAAGCCACACGACTGCTGCTGGATAGTGCAATTGACTTTTCCATCGCAGCACGAAAACGGAACCGAGTCGGTCGCAGCGATTGTAATATCACCAGGAGCAGGCAGCGTGTCGTAGAACTTGATCCTTGTCACCGATACGATCGTTTCGAAGATTGGACCTCCCTGAAAATCATCGAATGGACAGGCATCGCTATCCGTTCCAGACTCCTCGATCCAAGAATTCGTGATCGTGCAGTTTGGATTGTCGAAGTTCCCTACACAAGAAAACGTTTTCTTGTTGTAGACCTGCACATCGCTCGGTCCCTCTTTGACGCGGAAATCATACGTCACGGCAATGTAAAATTTACAGACTGGTTCCGAGTCTCCATCGCATTTGATCTTTGTTTTTCCTACGCTCACAGTCGCCTTGTAAAGCTGATAAGACTGATTCAAAAATACTCTAGCAGCACCCTCGTAATCGACCGATTTCGTAGTCGCCAAGATACAAGGACAGTCGTAGTCCTCTGGATCTGTTTCCGCTGGATGATACGCGATCTTCTGCCGGTAATATGAAACCGTGTAGGAAAAAGTCACGTCGCGTTTAGCCCACAAAAAGCATTGGAAAACCTCCTCAGTACATTGACCGTTCAGATCGAAATTGAATCCTGCCTGATAGCAGCACGTTTGCTTAACGAAATTCTCAGTCGGATAGCTTGGTTCTTCACCTTCTCCCTCACCAACACCTACACCAACACCGCCGCCAGGACCGCCGCCACCCTCGCAAGGGTAGTATGGTGATTTCAGCGTCGCGGTCGTATACGGCATCTGGCCCTCCTCCAGACAGCAATCACCGCAGCAGCATTTCCCCATTCCACTCATCAGCAAAGCTCCACTGCAACGTAGTCGTTACGTGTTCTCCACACGCCGAGCAAAGCACCATTGGCAATCACCGATCCAGGGTTTTTGATCGTCACCGATCGATCATCGACGAGAACGTTTGAGCTATTGATTCGCTTTAGCATCGCCGTTCCAGTGCCGCACGTTGTACCGACAGCCGCAGTAATCGTCGTCGTTGCTCTAGCGATATGGAAATCCGTTTTCCCGTGATACGCCTCAATAAAGTAGACACCGCGACTTGCGATCACCGTTGGATTGGTCGTGTCTTTTGCCATTATCCGCAAACAGGATCCGACAGTCCCAAGCGCGAACGATCCAGACTTCGGACCAACGATTGTACCGGGAGTATGATCGCTCGATTGTTCGATCAACGCCTGAGCAGGGAAATCACGAGATGCGACTCCGAACTGGTCATTAGCAATAGGCTGAATGGAGTTAAACAGCAGCGATGCAGGTTCTTGCAAATCTTCCTCGGTCTGCGTGCATTTCTTGACCGAGAACACTATTTCGTTTTCTACGATCGTAGCACCGGTCACGATCATCACGCCGAACGATGGGATCGTCTCGCCGGTCTCGTTTTTGAAACTCCACTGTGTCATGCCTGCGAGAAACATTAGCCATGCCTCCTCGGTGCAGGAGAATGGATCTTAGCGGATTGCTTCGTGCGATGCTGTTGGTATGCACTCATCATGCCTTGCTTGATCGCCGTGTTGACCAACTCCTGATAGGTAGGCTGCTCGACAGGGTTCTCGTTTTGCCATTGAACGGTTGTCGTACAAGCACCGTTGCCGGATCGCTGGAACGTCACCGAAGCGATTCGACCATCGGTATTGATGTCGAACGCGAACCCCTTCATTGGAACCGTTGCTGCTTCGCTCATGCGTTTTGTTGCCATATACTGAGCCGTGATAGTCGATAGCTTTTGTTTCAAGGCATCGAATCGCTGCGGAACACCCCAGGCGACATGAACTGGATCCTCGATCCGGATTTTATCGACCACTCCTGGTGCAGAGTAGGGACTGTTGACTTGCACAGGAACCATGTGCCTTATCACTTCCATATCAGAGCGCCTGCGTAGCTTGTGCCTGCAACGCATGACAAGTTTTGCGGGATAGTACGCTTTGTTTTGAACCTCGCCTGCGTTATTGCGATTGATCCACACTAGCCGGTCATCAAGCTGAATCAGCATATTATCCGCATCGAACGAAAACCCCTTTTGGTAGCAAATTTCAGGATAGTTCTTGTTTAAGTACGCGAACGTATTCTCTCGAAACTCGGTACCGTTTAACTCGTAATCAGACGAGATTGTTCCAAATTTAGCCTCAACATTCGCAACGTTGTTATTTTTCTGGTGAACAGTTTGATCGCAGAAAAAACCGATCAGCTTCATATCGTCGTCGGAATGTTCATCGAACAAGATTCGTTGGTAGTCTCGACCGACTCCCCATTGCTTCCATTCATCAGTTTCCAGCAAACCAGGACTGCGAACCCACAGAGCATCATGCAGGATGAAATCGCTTTCGTCGTATTGAATGTTTGACTTCGGTGGGACGTTTTGGAATACCGGTTTCACCAAATCGAGTTTCTTCGTCGAGTCGATTCGGTACAGCTTGAAAATTGTTCGCCTGCAAAGCTCACGCAGCTTTTTGTTTTTAATGTTTGAAAAATTCGGTGGGTCTGCAAGTCTCCAATCGATCTTGCCAGTCGCAGGATCTATCGGACCGTATGAAAGTTGATCCAGCGGCGCGAGCCGTTTGGTAGGTTTCTCCTTGCGCTCGTCCCACTCATAGCCGACAGCACGCAGCACGAAGTCGTTTTCGAAACTCACGTTTGCAAACTCGTAGACTAGAACCTCCGGTACCACCGGTGGAGTAATCGAGATCGAGTAATCCATCACGCGTTGATCGCTCGGTATGTCTCGACCGTACCCTTGCGAAAACAATCGCAACTGATTGTCCCACCCAAGGTGAACCTGCACTCCCATCGGTTGCAAGATTTCTTCGAGGCAATCAGGAATCGGTTTCCCATCGAAGTGATTCGCTTCGAAGTACGCATCATCTTCCAGAACGGAACCATACTCGGTCGTATTGAAATCGAATAACGCATCCGGTGGTATCGTGGAAACGTTTCCAAAACCAAGCAGTTGAAGGAAATTCTGGACGATAAGTTTTTTGCTCGCCTTGTAGGTCACATACCACGAGCCGAAAATCTTACGCCGCAAGTTAGTGTTTCCGAATCCATACTGGTAACGCCACAGCCAACGCGAGTCCTCGAACGTCACCTCTCGCATTCGACCATCCGCGCCGCTAGAGATCTGCTGCCGTACCACGCGACAGTACGGAATCCGAATCATGTTCTGTCCGTACCAAACCTCAATGTCTCCGTACTGAGGAAGGTTTGCACCGAGGATGAATTGAGCGCGTATTTGATCCGGCTTGGTTGAGCCGCTACGAGTGACCGAGAACTCACCGTCAGCCCAAACGCCAGCGAACCGAAAAGCACCCTGCGGAGCATTAGCCATTGACCGTCACTCCAACCCCAAGATCCAAAGTCACATCGCCTATACGACACGCTTGCAGCACCACGCCAGCCGTGAATGTTACCTTGTCCAATGGATCCAAAAGCGTTCCTGACGCAAATAGATCGCACGCAGCGACCGTCTTGGTTGTACCGACTCGACCGAAGTTGATCGTGCCTCCTTGTTCAACGTGCAGCTTCGTCGTGATGCCACCGGATGAATCCCAATTCACAAGAGCCTGCGATGATACTTTAACCGTACCAACAGCCGCAGCCTGTGCTACTGTAACCCTTGCCTGCTCACGAGCCACGAGAGTCGTTACCGCACCTTCGAGCAGCAGCACCCCACCGTAGATCGTGATCGTAGTCGTCGTGATATTCGACTGCACATTGACCGATGGAGGGTTTTGGATTCCATCGCGCTGAATAATTTCCAACGTCGCAACAGTACCACTCGACGCAGCAGAGATCGCAAGACCGCCTGCATACGCACGCACCGTCGAACCAGAACCAGGGTTGCGGATCTCGAACGGATACTGAACCGATCCTTGGAATCCAGCACCGACGATCGAGCAGGTCACATTCGAACCCTGCACATCGATCCTAATTCGATCCGAGAACGTACCGACACCGTTGCCAAGAGTGACCGTCAAAGCCGAGCCGGTCCCAAGGGTTAAAAACGCCGTTCTGTATTCTGGATAGCTTGACGGGTTTTGATCCGGCAATCCAACCTGACCAGTAAACGATGCGTCGATCGTAAGGCTCGCATAGTTGTTCGTGTCGGTCAGTCCATACAGAATCGACACCGAGGAATCCCGAATCACGATATCATCCGCAGCAGCCGGCAGCGTTCCACCCGACCAGTTCGCAGCGACGTTCCAAAAATTCGGACCACTCGCAGCGGTGGGTTGAGTAACCGTCGCCGTTCCGGTCGTCGCAGACGCGGTCACGGTGATCGGAACTCCTGCCGTGTTCGCAGTCAGTTGTAGACCACTCAGCGATGGATCTTCACGCCTCGCCGCAGTCATTTCTCGATGCTCTGGTTCCGCAGATGAATTCCAAGCATTGACCAACGCATCGATCAAATCACCGAGGCTCGTACTCGTTGCCGTGACCGATACTGACTTCCCGTTTATTGTCACCGAGTAGGTGTTCGTCGAAACGATTGAAGAAAAAACAACCTTTGTAATCTGAGCCACGGACGCAGCCCGACCGATCCAATACTTCGTCGCCATTATCTACCTCCCCATCCCCAGGGTGTCATCCCTAGCTCTTTGTTGATCGTTCGAATTTCCTTGCCAACGGTGTCCATGTTTTCAATCAGCAGCGTTTGCGCCCACATCGCTTGACGGTGAGCCTCTTTGATCTCGCTCTCCATCTTCACGAGACGCCGTTCGAGTTTGTCGATCCTCTTTGATTGAGCGATCATATCCATTTTGACCACGTACACAGCAGTCGAAATCGTAATCAAAAAAAACAGCACACACAAAATGCAGTTGTCGTTCATTTAATTACCCAATGATCCCACGATGCGGAACACCGACAAGTTTCGTATGCCACTCGAAATTGTACTCCCAGGTCACGCGGAAGTGCGTATCAACCGTTCCTTTGAATTGCGGTGAAGAACGAACCACTCTTGGAGCCGACATTTGTGCGAATGGCCAAATCGGTGGAGGAATCACAGGGTACGCCAGCAGGCCGGTCGCAGAACCGCTTTGCACATACCGAAACGATTTATTCTGAGTCGCCACCTGACGCTCTGGATAGTTCACCGCACCGCCAACATACACATAAGTCAGACCACCTGGATCCTCTGAAACCTCCTCGTCGAACTCAAGCAAGTCCGTACTCGATCGAATCAATTGCACCGACTCAAACGTGGCTCGATACGATAGGCCGGTCACATAAACATCGGACTCCTCAGTAGGAAAACTCAAGTCGATCAGGTTCGGCCCTTGTAAACATTTAGCAGGATTCATCTCGAATGGTGTCGGACTTCCATCATCACCAAGCAACGCCAAAAACGGATTCGGAGTCGTGAACGCATTGCCAAGAGCAATGATCTCGGAATTGGTTATCGCCTGAGTCGCCACAGGAAAGTTCACAACGCGACCCATGACTTCCCAACGAATACGCATCGCTTCCACGCGCCGAGTAAAATCATAAATTGGAGAATACGATGGAGTGACCACAGCCTCATTGTTCGGCCTCCGAACGTTTCCGACTTGCAAAATCACTGTTGTACCCTCCCACCGAACCGATTGATCATTCTGTTCTCGATCGTCGTTTGCTTGCCTTGAAGCTCCACAATCTGCTTTGCCATTTCTTCCAGAATGATCTTGAATTGAGCGCTGATCTGCTTGTTAATCTCTCTTGCCGTAGCATCGATATCGATTTCAAGTTTTGCAACCACATCGGCTTGAGCTTTAACTTTGACCTCAAGCTGCTGACGCTCTTGTTCAAGCTGTTGTATCTTTCGCAAATCCTCGGTCTGGAAAGCACCGAAACCAGCAGCAGCAGCGCGTCTCCTTGCTTCCGCACTGATCTGTTCATCCAAAGCACCAGAGAACCCTCTGATCTTTTTAAGCTCCTCAGTCTCAACTCCACCAGCACCAGCACGAAACCGTCTTTGAATATCAACAATCGTTTGTTGTTCCTCGGTTGTAAGCAATCCGAAACGCTCAGCAGCGCTCATAGCCTCAGTGCGTGCCTTTTCGTATTCCCGTTCCTTTACCTTGGACTGCTCCTCAAGATTCCTTAGCTGTTCTTTTGCAGCCTGCGTTTGCTCGCGATTGATTTCCTTCTCGACCGTCAATCGTTCACGTTGAAGCGCGATCACCTTCCTTGCTCGATCCTCAGCCTCAATCGTTTGATTGTGCTCGATCGTAGCAATCTCTTTAATTAACGCAGCACGTTGATCCTCTTGTTTCACCGATTGCATACGCGCACGATGTGCGTCTTGCTCAGCAGCGTGTTGTTTAACCACAATCGACTGACGCTCTGATGTGATCTGCTTGATTTCTCTTTCGGCCTCGACTTGCAGTTTTAGATTGTGCTCTCGGAAGTCTTGCCGAGCCTTTTCCATTTTAGCAGCATCGACCTGTTCTTTTTCAAGAGATGTTTGCTTGTTGATACCGAATACGCCAGTGAAGTCCATCGCCATGCCTACGCCTGTTCTGATTCCTTGCATAGATGGAATTAACTTGGCTAGCTCCCGCAGTACAGGAGTCTCAGTTTCAAACATTTGCCCCTGAGCATAGATCCTTTGAAACGGATTATATGACGATGCACCAATTGTTGCGGTGTAACTTCCCTTGCCAGCACCTCCACCAAAGCCAAACGTAAGCGATTCTTTGAACACTTGGATCACACTCACAGCCGCAAACAACGCACCGCTGACAGCCGCAACCGCCGCAGCGAATACGCTAAGAGCAGATGCACCAGCTTCGAGCCCTACGACAGCACCAGCGTTAATCAAAGAGGTTCCGATGTTCGCAGCACCAGTAGCAGCGCGAGCCATCATCCCACCGTTTGCTACACTCCTTGCCGCACCGTTCTGAACAACAGCCGCAGTATTAAGCTCGGTCGCAGCCGTGTCAGCCGTTGCAGCCGCAGCAGATACCGCATGAGCCTGCGAGGTCAATTCGACCATTCTCCGGTACGCATCCATACCTTCGGATGCTTGGCGAAACATACGAATCAACCCGGTAAATATCTGAGTCGTTCCCTGGATTCTCAGAATCGCATCTTGAACCTTTTGAAGATCCTTCTCACCAATTAAGCCTAGATGCTGAATTCCATTTACGAACCGCATCAACGCTTCTGAGCCTTCGGAAAACGCCGAAACGATTCGACCAGCCGACGAACTGAGTTGTTGGTTTCTCCTAGCAGCAGAAGCGACAGCACGCTCTTGTTCTGCCTCGATCGACTTCAATCCCTTCAATTCCTGATCGACTAAGAAAGCCTTTTCTTTTTTCTCCGCTTCAATAAAGACCTTCTTTTTAGCAGCAACCTCCTCAGCTATTTTCAATTCTTCGGCAGCAAGATCCTGCGCTAAAAACATCGGATCCATGCCAGCCTTGGACGATCCTTTTTCCGCAGCGAGACGAGCCTTTTCTTCTGCTTCGATTCGTCGTTGCGTTATCTCAACGAGTGCCAGTTGAGCATGAACATATTCAGCACGCTCCTTGTCTGCTGAAATCTTCCTGATCTCGGCCTTTTCTCCTTCAAGCCTTTTGATACGTTCCGCGATCGTCTCCGACGTTTGGTTCACGGTCGCAATAGATTCAGCACTCGACTGCTTAGCAGCCTCAGCAGTTTGGTCATAAGACTGCATCCAGGAATCCATGATTTCCTTGGCAGACTTTTCTTGCTCTTGAACGACCTTTGAGTTCGCGTCGTTTATCTTATCAGCGATTGCTTGGCTAGCAGATGCAGCCTCGCCTTGTGAAGCCTGCGATGCCGCCGAGGATTGCTGAGCAATAGATGCGGTCTGAGCAACGATTGTTTTATGCAGGTCTTCGAGATCCTGCTTGAGCTTGTCGATCGTAGCTTTAGCCGTTGCCTCAGCAACAGAAGCCGCAGAAGCCGCAGCCGCAGAAGCCTGCTGAGATGCCGATGCCGATGCCGATGCCAAGTCGGTCTGAGCCTTGGTAAGCTCATTGGTCAACTTATCGATTTCGGCTTTCGCAGACGGATCAACGTTCGCCTTGAGGGTAAACGTTACGCCACGCTGTGCATCATCGGCCACTTGTCAGTCCTCCGAGCATAGATGCCTCGATCGTGTTTCGCTTTACCCGTTCCTCAACCTCACGCAACAAACCGAACGTCTCCATGAGCCACCAATCGTTTCGCTCTGCATCGTTTAAGCACGCACCACCGGTCGCCTGCGATGCCAGATACAAACTGATCACTGCCTCTTGGTTCTTGTTCAAATCAGGGTTTTCATTGTAGTGACCCTTTGCGCATCCAATGGACGCATCACAAGGAACCTTATGCGTCCGCTTCGCCCACTCTTTACCATCGCGAGCCTTAACAGGCTGACCGGTTTCTTCGTCGAACATTATCGCCCTGCATACCGCACACGAACGCGCCGCAAGTGCAGGATTATTCAGTCGCAACGAAAAAACCTTTACGATTTTTTTTGCTCGCCCTCAGCCGTTCCAGTCTCGCCCTCGCCTAGAAACTCCTTCGGAATTTCAGCCGTAGGCTCCGATTGCACAATGATGAAGTAGAACCGCATCAGCATTGGGTGACTCAGCATAGCCACGTATTGACCGACGCAAGGTGCATCGAGATTCCATTCCGCGATCCAGGCAGAAACGAACTTCTGCATAGAGGCGATCAGCTTGTCAGGATCACCGACGCACGCACTAAATTCTTTGTGCTGCTTTTCGATCGATACCGGATCGGGACGACGGTACCGAAAGAACGCTGCCGGATACATGCCTGTCTTTTCAGGGATGTACGCGGGAACGGCAACGCCAGCACGCACGAACGGGTCTTGCCAACTCATAGTGACTCCATAAAAAAAGGGGTGATGAACACCCCCAATATACAGCGACAGCCGACTCGCCGCTAGGATTTAACGATCCGCAGTTGATTATCGTCAGCGTTCGTGGTCGTGTTGGCCTTTCGCATCGCCTCGAACGTAAGCGATTGATTGATTCGACCGCGACCAGGGACCGTCGGACCACCGGCCATATATTTCAGATTCCCAAAATGAAACGTGTAGGTCGTCGTTCCATCGGTCACCGCCAGCGATGCCTCAGCACCAGCCAACGCCGCATCATACAGTGCCAGCGTATCGGAACGAAACGCAGTCTGAACCGTAAGCTGAACGCCGAGATCCTGAGCCTCGAACCGAGTCGGAGTCAGCGAGTTTTCATACTGGTTTTGATCCAGAGCATTGTCGATCGCCAGCCGGAACGATTGCATCTTGTATGCAGTCGAGTTGTAGGTCAGCGTGCAGTCCGAGAACACGAACGCAGTACCGCACTCAGGAACCGGTGTCGTCGGATACGTCGAACCGTACACCTGCTCAAGCTCGCCTGCGGTTACCACCGACCAGTTCAAGTATTGAGATTCCTGACCGCTGATTTCCATCGAAGCCACACGCAGTTTATTGTACACGTAGATCGCTGCGACCTTATCGACAATCGCGTACCACTCAGGAATCGTTTCACCTGGAATATACGGAGATGCTCCACCTGGAGTGTATCCAATCCCACGAGTCAAAAACCAGTCGATTTCCTGGACTCCGAAGTTGCCGGTAATGTTTCCACCGGATTTATCGGTTACCGTCCGCGCACGACAGCTAGCACGCTGCCGAGTACCTCGGTGCCCCTGGTGCATGATGTTCGTTCGTTGACCGACCAGCGAGCACTCGTTGAAAGCGACACCGATCGCGTTGGACGAAAAACCTGAGTTATCAGCGACGATCAATCGCGATGCTATGGACTGCGACATATTGAAATTCTCCCGAGGTTAGATCCGTGGATTCTACGCCAGTTTTGCTCACTCAGGACGACCGTACATCGGAACGTCGCCGTTCATGTACAGCACCTTTTCGCCGTTGGTAGGATACCGACTCGCAGGCAAAACATCGACCGGTGGCATCTTGAAACACGCCTCGTAAATCGCGACCGCCTGCTGCTCGGAATCGCATACAGCCATGCGACCATCGACAACGAAAACACCGTCGATCGTTGCCTTGGTTTCTTGCTCTTGAACCTCGACGACCGGCTCAGGTTTTGGAAACGTTTCCAAGATTGCAATTTCCTGTTCGTTCTTTTTTTTGCTCATAGCGTACTCGAATTCAAACGGTTAACGGTACATCGGATCGAAACAATACACGAACTCGCATCATACCCGCCCTCGAACGCCGGATCCACGAACGGCGTAGCAAAGGTTAATTCTGCGGATTGAATTTTAGTCGCAGGAAACTTGCCAGCAGTAGTCGCCGCATCCAGCGCCGCTTGAGCAGTTGTTCGGATCGACAATGGAAGATTGGCATGCGCTTTATTTTCGAAGATATTCTCGACCCGTTCGATCGCTCCGAGGTGAGCCTCCATCCCTCCAGCAAGATCCGAATCGGATGGATCTGCGACCACGATCAGGAATCGATATAAACGCTCGTCTTGGGCATTCTCAAAGCCTGCACGCTCTGTCTGCAATGGAACCACGCGACCGCCAGCGACCCACGTTCTGCCGCGATTATACGGCTTTTTACGCAGCACGAATTGACGCGCCGCAAGATCCGTATCGTTGTTGAGCACAGCGACGATCGCATCACCTAAAATCTTGATCCTCGATCCCAACATCGATCACCTCTGTTCTGTCATCTGGATGCCATAGTTTCTGCCCGTTCTCGACTCGTCGCCGCAGCACCTCGACCTTCTCCGATGACCCTGGCGGTGCATCGGTAGGGCTAGGCCACCCTGGTGGATCTTCCTCTTGTTCATCGTTATCATCCACCGAACAGCCTCTCGGTCATCTGGTCAGCGAAAATCTCAGCCAGTTGATCGACGAACGAACTCTGCAACCACAGGAACCGCCGAGCAGGAATCTTCGGAGGACCGGTCGTTCCGAATTGCTGATAGGAAGCATAGAACAATGACGTTCCGATCGTCGCTTCGTTCCGCATGATCTCCTCGATCCGACCTTCAGCGCCGGACTGAGTGACCGACCGCTTCATCGCACCGGTCAAAATCAACAACGGGTGAGGACCATGTTTCGCTATCGTCACCGGTGAGTGCGGAGGCCACGTATATCCAGGCCCACGGATATTGTCGAAGTTTGATTCGATCCCGCGATGAAACGTTTCAAGCATCGCAGAAAAGATCGGAGCAAAGTCGAACGAATCAAGCTGAGACGTTGTCGCTTGCAGCGAGTCGATCACCACATTTACGTCGGTGTTGCTCATTCTTCCTTGGTCGTCTTTCGGACAACGCATCTCCACTGCGACAGGTCAACAGTCCTTCGGATTGACTTAATGATCCAGTCGGTATCGAACGCCGTGAACATATCACCAATCTTAGGCTCGATGATCGTATTCGTAGTATCGACCAGCGTTTCAGCCCACACGACGAACGTCATATCCTCCGGTTCCCATCCATACGTCGCCGCAGCGATAGCGATCTCTCGTTCGCTCATTGCCGAGCGTTTCGCCTTAGCAACGTTCGCAGATGCGGTTTGAGTCGTGTATCGTTGAGGACCAAACGCAAACGTGAGGTTCTCGATCCCGTCGAGGTATACCCAATCGTCCTCGTAGTCTACCGAAAGCAAATTCGGTACGCTTCCAGACCCAGGAGTGACCGAGCCACCTGAGCAACCGAAGAACGCACAAAATGTTGTTACGACAGGCATGACTAGACCTTAGTGATCGTGACCTGAATTTGATTAGCTGGACTCGTCCATAGCTGAATATCACCGTACCTAAACAGGTTCACAGTGACCTTACTCACCGCACTAGCCGCGATCGCATCTGAGTCAATTGCATCGGTCGCAATAGCCGCAGCATTGATCCAGTTGGCAGGCGCGTTTACTCCGAGGGTTGTTAGCCAATCTCCCTTGCCGTTCAGAGCACCGGCAGCAATCGCAGCCGCAGTCAGCACTGCGTTCTGAAACGCATGAACGTCAGCGCTAACATGATGCGATCCGGTGACCTGCACCTCGCGATTGTTGTTCACTGCAATCAGCCATCGATCACCAAATGAACCATCAACCCATCCACCATTGGGCATAGCGTTCATCACGGCATCACGGTTCTGGTTCGCGGTCGGAATATCACCGACAGCAGCAGGTGCAGCAGGCAATCGCGTGTCGATCGCATTAACGGTCGTTTGAACCGATTGCAGAACGGTCAGCGAATCATAGTTCACAACAGCACCGATCCACTCAACGTACCGAGCCTCAGCAGACACCGTACCGGACACAGCGATCCGCAGGCTTTCAGAGGCATGAGTATTTGCGACTGTATAGGTAAACGTGTATCGACCCGTCGCCGGATTCGAGACTGCTGATAGATTACCAGACCGATTCGTTCCGGCAGCGTTTGCGGCTGTTATGGTTGGGCTTGCATCGAGATTGACGAGCTTGTCCTCGTCGTCCTTGACTATCACTGTGAATGCATAAACGGTTGAGCCCGACTCTGGAATCTCAAGCAATGGCGATCCAAACAAATTCATCTTTGCAGATAAATTATTGAGGTTCAAAATGTTGTTGTTTACCGTCGAGATTGCAAAGTCCAGATTATTCAAGCGCGAGTCGTTCGTAAGAAGTGGATTCGTCGGTATTGCATCAACGCTCGTTTGACTTGCTCGATTGGCAACCGTGGTCTCACTAGCCACCGAGGCGGGGAAGGTGACAGGGGCAGCAGCGTTTGCGGTCTGACCTGCGATCTTAGTCGTGTTCGTTTCGTCAAATCGGTTTTCGATCGCAAAGGTAGTCAGCTTGACTCTGGTTAAGTCTTTTCCGTCCACCGTACCCGCCGTAAACACAACGTCATAATCTTCCCCTGCCGTGTAAAAAGCAGAATCGGCTGACGTGTCAATTGAAAACGAATGGAGCCCTGCTTTTCCGTCATAGTCTACCAGAGTTGCCGATATGCCTGCGGTGCTTTGGGTTACACTGTTTTTGTAAATTTCAAATGTTGGATTTACACTCGGAGTCGTAGGAATCAGAGCTTGATTGAGAGTGTTAAATTTGATCCGTACAACACTACCACGTTTGAAATTGCCGTATAATACTGTCATGGCTCTATCTGATTAGTGGATGTTGTAAAGGGTTGAATGTGCCACCACCGCCACTAGCCGATTGTTGCGGCACTTCCAATAGACCAAGAACCACGCTTCGCACTGCTGCCGGTGTCGTTACACTGGCACTTTGGCTTGTCCATGCTGTCGTCTGGGTTGCGTTTGAATCATTGACGATAACTTGCCAACCTGCCCCGTCTGTCGAACTCGATACGTTGGTCAGTCCAGTCCATGTTTTTGTTTCGAGAGCATTGTTTGAATTTCGCTGGCCCATAAAGCCAAAAATCCAGTAGTCGTCTACGTTTGTCGGGAATGTTCCGGCAGTTTGACTACCAAAACTTAGTGATGCACTACTGCTTCCAAAGGTCATGTTCAAAAAGATTGGGATAATCAATTTATTTGCCGCTGGACGATAAACGGTAGCGTGTAGCGTGTTGGCATTCGTCCATGTTCCACTTTGCTCAGTTGACGATGTAGCTCGTTTCCAACCGATCACCATAGAAGGTGCCGAAGTGGGCGAAGCGTAAAGCCCATACCAACCAGCAGGCAACGTCGGAGCAGTTGCACTAGCATCTCGATAGCCTCCAATGATAATCACATCATTTTCGGCGTGAGTGCCTATCGTGACCGTGTTGGTGTTTGCGGTAACCGAACTGATGCGCGAAATTGCCATTTAGAACCTCGGTTCTGTTTCGGGGTTCCCGTCCCACAAGTTCATTGCTTCTTTATAAGTGTTGAGTTGATCTTGCTTTTTGTCGATCTGAGCTTCGACGTAAAGATCGAGTTTCATTGAAGCTTGAACCTGTGCGATTTCCTCGACCGTGGTAGTGATGTTGTGTTGTTCGAGGACGCTGATCTGTCGCAAGACAGCATCAGCAATAAACCTCGCGCCTGGGACTGCTCCGACTTGATCAAGATAGCGAAGCACACCCTGGATCTCTGGATCTGTTAAGGGCATCCCGACGGAAATTTGAGACACCCATAAACCCTCGCCGCTAGCGAGCAGTGCGTCTTGAAGTTTCTTGCAACCTTCACGACCAAACCTTGTGTTAGTCTCTGGGATGATAACATCGGCTATTCCCTTCCAAGTCCAATCGCGTTCATCTCGAAATGAAATGTTTTCATCCGAAAGCGTTTCGAACAAACTGGAAGGAGACAGCACCTGCCAATTCGTTATCGACACAATCAATAAACGCAGATCAAAATTTGCAGACATTGCGTTATCTACCTGTATTGCAGCTTTCATAAGTGAAATAGCCAGTGATCGTTTTTTTTGAGCTACCATCATTCAACTCGAACACAGGAACGACCGAGTACGAATGATCGTGCGAGAACGCAATCGAATAACCTTGTTGCCTGAACTTCGGAGCCTCGACAGCAAGCCACCTGTCACACCAAACGCATCCGTCTCGCGTGAACATTATGATCTCTTTCCTTGGAGTCTCACGCATCGGAGGCTTGTTTCGAAGCATCTCTTGATACGCTAATTCCAAAGCTAAAATCTGCACGTCCGGCTCGTCAACCTTGGAAACGTTTCCAAACTCGATCGTCGAAAACAACCAAGCAATGCTCGCGAGAATCACCCCGCAAGCTACGCCGCCAAGACCAGCTAGCAGAGTTTTTCGATCCATCAGCGAACCTCTCGAAAGTGCAGATTGATAGTCGTTTCTGGAGTCTGATTCGATACCGCAACGACACGAATTTTAGATTTGAATCCGGTATGCGACGCAAGGAACACAGCCGAGTTCACAGCAATGAACCTCGCAGTCGATCCGATACTCGTCGAGTGCAACGTCGCTGAATCAACACCGTAGACCGGCAGGTAGGTCGAACCACCGTCGAAGCTGATTTCATACGAAACCGTCGCGCCGGTCATGCTCGTAGGAATCGAGATCCCACACAGCACGCGCCGCTCTGGAATATCGACCGCACCGCTAGTCGCCTGACCAGCAGGAATCACAACTGGAATTCTTTGCATCACGCCCTCTTAGGTATAGACCTGCGATTCGATTTCCCAACTACCGTCCTCGTCATCCAGTGCAGCCTGAACTTGGGCCTCTCGTAAGATCGCCTCATCGAGCATCTTTAGCTCCTCTAAGAGCGACCGACGATAACCAACATGATCGACCGTCGTGCCACCGTCTGCGGTATTCGCGTTCGGTTTGCCTCCGATCGTCGAAACGGTCATCGCAGCAAGTTGTGCCGCGACCGTCGCCCGTCTGGTTCTGAGATCCTCTAATACGCCCATTCTGCACCTCGAACCATCATCATACGTTCGGTTTGCTTAGTTACAGACCAAGCCGACGCATATCGTCCCCATCGACCAACGCTTGCTCCTCCGTAGTCAGCAGCGTTCCACGTTCGGCCTTCGCACGCAACGCAGCCAACAGCAAAGCCTGCTTGCGACGATCCTCTCGTTTTGCATCCAGGCACTTCGCGGTCAACGGATGCTTGACCGGATCGACCTGCTTGCCAGGGTTCTCAGGACTCGGAGTCGTCGCCACGTACCACCGGATCGCTTCGGACTCGTCACAAGCTCGTATACGCTTCACCTGCAACGGAGAATCCTTCTTGGCGGGTGAAACCTCAAACTCATATCCATCACCCACACAGACCGCCTCAGACGGTCGTACAGGCCGCACCGCAGATGAATCCTCCGCAGCGCGAATCGACTCCTCCCGTTCAGCGATTACCTTCTCGCGCTCCTTCAAACTCGCCTCGGCTTGCTCAAGCCTCGCGATTCGTTCCTCGACCGTCAACTGCTCTTTTTCTTTCGCCATTCTTAAACTCCTGAGATCATGGAAAAAACGGAACGCTTAGATTCTAGCCACGCCAGCGTCGATACGCTACAGGCACAAAAAAACCGCCCAGGTTTCCCCAGGCGGTCTCTGCTCCTCCCACAATCCGTGGACGCGATCGAATCCTTCGATTAGGTGCATTTCGCCATTTTCAGGCGTTCACGAACACCAGCAGCACCACGCTCGGATGCCTTGAACCGAGCCACGATGTCGCGGGTAAAACCGACTTCGGAATTCTCGTCCGATTGAGTAACCGTCAAAGGCCAGTTCTGCATGTAAACAAAAGCCTCCTTCGGAGCACCAGCAAACCAAGTCGAATCCGAACTGGTTCGTTGCTTAACGTACTGACCGGTCAAAACTCGTGGCTGTCCGGAAACACTGTTTCCGTTGACATACGTTTGGTTGTTGCCGGTGTTGGTCGCTTGGCGAGTCATCGTCGCGTTCATGATTCGACCAGCCAACATTTCCAACGCCTTTGGAACAACAACCGTATCGATGTTGATCGCGATCGGTTCCCCGGTAATCGGATCGGTCATCGCGTTGAACTTCTGAGCGACCGTGTCGATCGAAGTCCAGTCGGCCAACGTGTTCGAAACCGTGTTGTCAGCAGCGTAAGTCGCCTGAGCAGCACCACCGTTGCGACGGTACACAGTCGAGATTCCGAGAACAACGTCGAGGATTCGCTTCTCGCGGTTCACCGCAACTCGCTCACCAACTCGACCGCACTCGCTCATAAGAACGCCGGTTCGATCGAAGTAGATCGCTTCGCGGGTGACGTTGAGGATCAAACCACGCTTGATCGTTTCGGGAGTATCAACGTACTCCTCACCGAGCACCGCGTTCGGGTATTCCTGACCCTCGTTGACCACATCGAGATCATCACCGAGCCGACCGACACCAGGAATCCGTTCACCGGAGAACTGAGTCTGGATCACCTCGACAAGCTGATCACCGATCAACCCTGGTTGGTTGAACCCGTTCAGCGTCGCCGTGTACATGATCTGACCGATGATGTTGGCGAACTGGCTCGTATCGACAAGCTCAGCGGATTCCTGGATCTGGTACCCACCACCGGAGGCAGGTCGCAGCATGTTTGCTGCCTCGCGTCCGTCTGGTACGAACTGCTCGAACAACTGACGCAGCGACCAGCGCGAAGCCAAGTCGTGAGCGTCAGCCTTCAAGCTCTCCTGGAAATCAGCCATGAAGCGCTCGAACTTTCGATCCCTCGAAGCCGCCTCGTACAACCGCCGTAGTTCTTGGTGACGACGGGTTTTTGCGTCTACTCGCATCGTAAAAAAACCTTCCTCAAAAGTGACAAACAACCGTCGCCACTGCTACAGGCAGTGACTACTCAGATTGATGACAAGCAACAGCGTCGGCCTTCAAAGCCTGCTGTGCCGCTGTACCGTTCTTTACACCGACAGCAGCCGAGATTTCGGTCGCGTTGGCGTAGGTTCGATCGAGCATCTTGTAGACGGTCGATCCGTTGATCTTGAACACAACATCGACAAGCGTCGAAGTCTTTGGAACGATGTCGATTTCGAGCAGTTGATACGCTGCACCACCAGCAACGTTCGCCTGCTTGTTGAGCGAATTGGTAGCGGTCAACTCAGCGATCGTTTGCGTCGATCCGTCCGAGTAGATCA